AAGCTATGAAAAAAGCCTTGAAATTGAAAAATGAAGATATTGCTGCCATTGTAGGAGTATCAAAAGGAAACGTTACAAATACGGCTCGTCCGGGAAAGAAACTTCCCTCTTGGGCAAGGGCATTGTGTTTTGCTCACGAACTTATGAAAACTTCTTAACCGAAATTTTTAGATTTTTAGGGCAACGAAATTTTTAGATGAAAATAACAATTAAACAAACAGAAATTATGACTGAATTTAAAGGAACAAAAGGAGAGTGGACTAACCACATGAACGAATACGGACACATTACCTCCGTAAGAAGCGTTGAGGCAAATAGAACTATTTTTACTTCTAAAGTTAATAATATGATTGAAAGCAATGCAAATATGGTTTTAGCAACTCATTCTCCGGAAATGTTAGATATGCTAAATCACATTTTATTTCAAGTATTTTGGAATGGAGGACAATTAAATTTAAAAGACAAAGAAAACATTGAAAATTTAATCAAAAAAGCAACGGAAGTATAACCAAAACAAATAACCATGAAATTAAAAAAACTGATTATCAAATTTGCAAGATGGTTTGTTGGAACTGAAACAACAATTGTTGACAACAAATACATCATTTTAAACCATCTTTTTAACTCTGACTTCCAAACTCTTTCAACCAAAGAAAGCATTGAACTATTCAAAGAAGTAGAAACAGAATTTAATCGAGAACTCTCCAAGAGATACATTGAAGCAAAAATAATCATTGCAGACATCGAGGAGTACAACAAAGAGTATCAAATTCATGGAAGCAATGAAATTGCAAAAATTAAGATGGAGGAATTTTTAGAACAAAACTGATTTTACCCCTCCGAGATTTTTTAAACGAAAAAGCCTATTCAATTATGAGTAGGCTTTTGTTTTTAGTCCATTTCAATCTCCAAATGTCGCCACTTGAAATCTTCCGGCAAGTTTTGGTAGTTTATGGTTCTCCAAACTTCATCTTGATAGTCGTAATAACCGATATTTGATTTCTTGGTGTTGTAGTCATAAATCAAAACATCGTCGCTGTATCGTCTTGTTTCTTTCCTTTTTGGAAGCAAGTGTTTCGGAAACCAAGCAACTTCTTCCGGATTAGACGAGTATTTTAATAAAGCTATACAAATTGCAAGTAAAACAGCAATCGTTAAGCAAACGTATAAAAACGTTTCTGTAAATAGTTTTTCCATTTGTTATTGGTTTAAAGTTAATTCTTCTAATTTTAAAATTAAATCTTTTGCTTGTTGGATTAAATTCATTTTAGCAGACCATTCATTTGCACCATATCCTTTTAAATTCAATTCGTAAAACCCCCAATAAGTTGTTTCTGAAGTTAAAAAACATTCTGCATCACAACTTTGTGCTTTTTTCTTTCCGTCATTAGTTGTTTTTATTTCCATTTATTTCATTTTAATTGTTGTTTAGCTGTTTTGGTTAGGGTTAGTTTGTATTTTACGAGGTCTTCTAAGGTTTCAATTGTTTTAGAATTTATAGTTACACGCCCATCTTTATAAAACCATAATTGATATGTGTCATTATCAACACAAATAATATCTGAACTTTCAAAAAGCAAATAAAAACCCTCAAATAAAATATTCTCTTTTGCTTGTTGGTATTGTTTGTGTGCTTGTTCGTATTCAAACCAAGTCAAATAATTTTCTGATTTAGGTTCTTCCAAAGGCACGTTATCCACACAAGGCACAAACATTCCTAAAGTTAAAGGTTGTGAAAGAAAGTTGGCGTAATAAGTAGTTTTAAGGTAGAAGTCGTGAAATGTATCGCCGCCTATTCCTAAGTCTTTAGATAGTTGTAAAACCTTTTCGGTCATTGATATTAGTTTCATCTTATTTATTGTTGTATGTGTTTACTGCGGTTTCGATTGCTTTTTCTGTAGCTTCTTGGCGGGTTGAAAAATATTCCCCATTGTTGCCGTTAATCGTTTTTCTTTCTTGAATATTATACCAAAATTCAATACCTCGATAGTCTGCACCTCCTATTTCTATATAAATACCGACACTATCTAACCACTCGATTATCAGTGCGTTTAAGTAAATAGGGTCGCTATCTACATTATATAACTTTAAATTTAGATCTTCCTCTAACCACTCCGTAAAATCTATTTTAGCTTTTCCGTTCATAATTTCTTTGTTTTAGGATTGGGTGAATGTTTGGTCGAAATAATCCTCTTTATTTTTGTATTTTTGAATATTACCGCCACATCCGTCATCAATTAAGTAATCACCACTATCAAATGCTTTCTCAAACGCTTCTCTTTCTATTGGTAGTAAATCATCTAATATTTGAAATACTTGGCTATAAGTTGGTCTATCACTTGGACTTGACCATAATTCTGCTATTCTTTTTTGCGCTTGGCAAATTGGCGTTCTTTGCTTTTCCATTTCTATTTTATTTGGTTAATTGGGTTGGTTAAAATCTCCGGATTATTCTTGGCAAATCCGCCAATTATCATTTTTCAAATGTACTAACTATCGTAATTCAAGTCAAATACTATTTTTCTATGGTAATTAGCAAATCGATAGGGGTTTGTTATTGCTGATCTGAAATTTTAGATTTCGCTAATTCGACAATAGAATTCTTAAATTCCTCATTACTCCAACATTTAACCACATCAGTATAATGCTCAATAATTTTCATTGTGGCCTTCACACTAAGACAAGGCGAATTCATTAAAACGTATTCTTCGGCCAATTCTTTCGTGGAAAACTCAACCCCATCAATCTTTGGCGTCCAACATTCGTCAGCAGAATATTCTCTTATTTTAAAACAATTGGTTACATACCAAAAATATTGGTCTTTAAAGATTTCTTTTCCGTCTTGGGTTGTGAAAAGTGGTTTATTTACCTTGACGGCCCTTGATAATGGCGGAAACACTTTCGAAATGTCTTTAGTCTCTATAAATATATAGCCTAAATAATTTTGATGAAATCCGGTAATTTCGTAATTATGACCTTGTTTTATAAAGTCCCCAACTGTAAATACCTCTCCATCGGACAATCGCTTTACTGAGTGGATTTTATGAATTGGCGAATTGATGAAAGTTGATTCGTCTACTTCGTAAGGTCCAAAAGTTCCATTATCGTTTCTTGTTGATACAATTGGAGCGCCGTGTTCGTTAGTGTATTGAAACGAAAGTACCTCATACTCTTTAGGTTTTACTTCTTGCCAATCTGATGAGTTTTCAATTAGCCAATTTGGCAAGTAATCTTGTTCTACAAAATAACACCCTGTAATTTCTGCTTTTTCGGCAATTTTCCCTGATGGAATATGTTTGTATTGCTTAACTGACTGATTTTCCTTGGCGGATTCGTCAATTTTCGTCTCAATTCCGCAAGCGTTTAGGAATATTTCTTCGTTCCAAGTTTCGTAGACAGTTCTATCTTTGTTTCCGGCATCAGATTTTTTATAATTACAAATTGTTTTGTTGTCAAACATTCCGTTATTAACTAGATATTGACAGTCGTGTAAACTCCAAACGTTAAGTTTTAAACCCGCATCTTTTAGCTTCGGCTCAATAGCCTTAAACTGTTCTTCGTTGCATCTCATTGCAATCGGTGTGAATTTTGCTTTCATAATTTTTCTGTTTTTTTAATTTGCAAATCGACGAAATTTCTTTTTGAGATAAATGCTTCTCCGGATTCCAATGCTTCAATCATTTCTTTCGCATCATCAAGCATCGTTAACTTTTCAATTCCGTAGCCCCATCCGCCTAATGTTCCGCGAATATTTTTATTGAAATCCAAAATTGAACCCCCGCCCATCGAAAAAAACCGTTTACTTTTGGGCATCGAGCCGGCTATGCTAGGGTATAATCCCAACCCCCAATACACACTCTCTCATTCAAAACAAAAGTGAACAAATCAAAAATCCGCCAAAAAAGTGAACGCTGAAAGTCTAAAAAGTGAACAAAGGGATTTGAAAAGTGAACAAGAAGGGTAAAAACACCTCAAAAACGGCTAAAATAATGGTATAAAAACGCTCTGAAGTCAATGGTGAAGCACTTGCCGGAGTACTCGGTTCGCTCTTTGAAGAGCTAGATGAGTCCATGATGTTGGAACTCGTTAATCGATTGCTCCGGCAAACTATTGTTGAACTCAGCCATCCTGTTTACGAAGGGACCAAGCCTATTCGTCTTATTGTTCTGGCTGATGGAGATGCGGCATTCAATCAGGTTTTTCAAGGTAAACTAGTCGATATGTACAAAGTAATCTTCTTTGTGCTAGAGGTCAACTACCCTGATTTTTTCGAACTGATTGGAAAGCGTATTGGGTCCCAGCTCCCAATCACTTCGTCCAACGGGCAAAAAGAAGAAGTACAAACCGCGTAACACAACTGGGACCAGTAGGGTCATTATCGGAAGAACTTGAGGCAGAGTATATTCTCTGGCGTATCTGGCTTAAGAAAGGAATCGCTCTCAAGGAACTTCGAGAAGATTGGTCCTACGAAGATTTGCTCAAAGCGAACGCGCTTCTAGATATGGAAGCAGACTACGAAGCAGGGTTTGAAGAACTTTCATCAGAAGAGATGAAACAGAAACTCGGCAAGCGGGGTGGATTATAGTCGTCAGGGAATTAATTACTAAACTCGGATTTAAAATTGATAACAAAGGCGCGAAGAAGTATGAGGAACAGATTAAGAAACTAAAAGACATGGTTGTTCGTACTGCTCAAGTTATAGGCGCGTTTCAGCTTGGCAAAGAATTTTTAATAGCCGCAGGTCAGCAGGAACAGAACGTAAATGCTCTTGGACAGATGCTTGGTAGTATAACTGAGGCAACGAAACTTCTTGATGACCTGGGCAAGTTCAGTATGAAAACTGGATTCAACAAAGACCAACTTGAAGAGTATTCAAAGAGCCTTGTTGCTATGGGGTTCAAAGCAAATGAGCTTATCCCTACTTTCAAACAGATAGGTGATATCGCGGCAGGTGTTGGGAAAGACAAGATACCGATGCTCGTCAACGCTCTTGGGAAGATGAAACAGCGTGGCGTCGTTGACTCCCGTGGATTTATGATGCTCATGTCAGCAAATGTTCCTATCATTGAAGAGCTCACGAAGGTTACTGGATACTCTGCTGAACAGCTTAAGAAAATGGGTGCAGAAGGCAAACTAACATTCGCTGATATGCAGAAAGCTCTGGATTCTCTTACAGGACCTGGTGGCAAGTTCGGGAATCTAATGGCAAAACAGGCCACTACCTTGCTAGGTGTATTTGATAGAATTAAAGCTGTATTTGATACTCTTTCTGAAGATATCGGAATGGAGTTACTCCCTATTGCAAAAGAACTTGCAAATACTTTTCTTGCATTTATGGATGCGGGGGGATTTCAAACTTTAAAAGCAATCGCAGTAACAGTTTTCACAGCTATTGGAAATTCTATTCAATTTGTAGTTGCTGTTATTCAGAGTCTTGAAGAGGCTTTTGGGGGCGCAGGAGATTCATTGGAAGGATTAGCAGGAATATTCAAATTTGTTGATGAAATCTTATCGAATTTTTTTGAAGGTCTTCATGCAATTCTACAATTTTTAGGTCCTGTTAATGTTGCTATACTTGCTCTTGTTGGTGTTCTTTGGTTACTTATTCCCCCGCTTTTAGCGAATCCTATTGTGCTTATACTTATGGGAATAATAGCTATTGTAGCCGGAATTACAATGCTTGCAAAGAGTTTTGGAAAAATAAATAATGAAACAGGAGGAGGGTCGTCTACTCCGTATAAGTACACAAACGACCTTTCCCTTTCAAATAGTTTGAAACCGGTTGGTGGGGGAATGACATTTGCTCCTAATACAACTGTAAATCTTTCTGTTCCGGCAGGAACTCCAGGTTCTCAACAGCAGTTCTTGGATGAACATATTAACGGAATTCTAGACAAACGAGACCAATCAAATATGAGAGACATGCAATTGAATCTCTCCCCTATTGATTACAATGGGGAAAGTAGTGGCGTACGACAGCTTACACTTGGAACACCTTATCCTCTTTAAGAAGGACTAGCAATGGCGAATACAGATTGGGCACGAATTATCTTCCAGAAGAATAGCAACAAGTGGATAGGTTCTATTCAAATTGATGCTTTCTTGAATGAATCAATTGTAATGGCCGCGACCTCTTCGTCATTTCCAATTGAAGACGGTAGTACTATTTCCGACCAGATTATCAATGAGAACCCTGAACTTACAATTCGCGGTATTGTTGGGCCTGCACAGATTTACGATATTCTTACTCTTGCAACAAATCGAATCCAAGATGTGTACGACCAACTTGTCGTATTGAGAGAATCAAAAGAATTATTTACTGTTGTTTGTGGACTATCATTGTTTGATGACATGTATCTTGCAAACTTTACTATCAATCGAGATAAAGACACCGGCGGATGTCTTTTGTTTGAAGGAACTTTCAAACAGTTGAACATCGTAACACTTCGTAATGTAACTATTCCGAATACTCGAATAGGCACAAAACAAGCGAAAGCTCCTGTTTCTGCGGGTAAGGTTACAAGTGGTCAAACACTTACCCCTCTCCAGAATCTCCAGACGGAAACGTTTCTTGGAGTTCCGAAATTGTCAATGACCCCAATAGGGACGAACTATACACAAGTGTTACCGTGAGGATATAGAATGGCTGTTATTATACCTATTTTCTCATCTGCTTCTCCTCGATTTGATATGACGATTGAGCTTGATAATGTCTCTTATCATCTTTTCTTTTCGTGGAATGACAGAGAAGAAGCATGGTATATGGATATCAAGGATAATCAAGATATACTGATTCAATCCGGTATCAAACTGTCAATTGGATATCAGTTGATTACGCAGTACAAAGCAAATCCACTTCTTCCTCTTGGGGACTTCTTCGTTATTGATACAAGTCCGAATGAAGTAGAAGCAGGTATTTCCTACGAAGGTCTAGGCAGTAGATATCAGCTTATTTACTACACTTACGAGGAGATTCTCAATGGCGTTTAAACGCGTAGTTGAACTTCTTGTAGGTCCTGAGGGACAAGAGAACCGAGGTTACTCTATCACCGATTTGAAAATTTCGTTTGAGGTTATAAAAACAATCAAAGAATCTACGAACATCGCAAAGATTCGTGTATTCAATGTTTCGGAAGCAACATCTGTAAAGATGAGTCAATATCACAACAAGGTTATATTACGAGCAGGATATGAGGACGAAACAGTACAGACACTCTTCTACGGCGACCTTGTAAGAGCTATTCGTGTTCGTGAAGGTGCTGATGCAATACTTGAAATTGAAGCACATGATGGTGTTAAGCAACTTACAAGTAGAAGGATAACTCTTGGGTATTCTGCAGGAACACCTGTAAAAACAGTACTCAATGATATTATTTCGGCGGCACAGTTGCCACTTGCGCAACCATTACCAGAGATAACGAAACAATATGTACACGGATATTCATTTGCTCCTGGACTTGTAAAAAATGCACTTACTGAAGTGCTTCGTTTTATCAAAAAGAATTGGACAGTTCAGAATGGACAACTCGTTATCTTTGACCCCGGTGCAGTTATTGAGAATACTCGTATTTATCTCTCGAAAGAAACAGGACTTATTCAACATCCGGAACCGTTAATTGAGAAAGCTGATGAACTGAGCCCTCAAGTTCCTCTTACACGATGGAAAGTTTTTACAATAATGATTCCTCACTTGTACCCGGGAATTACTATTGAGATCAATTCATCTACGACAGTACAATCAGCAGGGAAGATTTACAAGCTCCACGGACTCTTTGTTGTAGAGTCAGCAAAGTGCACTGGAGACAACTGGTCAGGTGGCTTTGGCTGGGAATTAGAAGTGAGGCAAGCGTAATGTTACAGAGATGGCCTGATATTATCAATGAGGCGATTACCTCCGTTCTTGATCAAATACATACTGCGGTGCCTGGACGGATTGAATCGTATGATGCTACTACAAAGAAAGTGTCAGTTACGCCTCTGATACGCAAATGGCTTGCTGACGATACAAAAATGGCATTTCCTGTCATAGACAGTGTGCCTGTTGTCTTTCCTTCGAGTGAAGATTTTATTCTTTCATATCCTCTGAAACAAGGAGATGGATGTCTTATTCTTTTCTCTGAACGTAGTTTGGAATACTGGCTTTCGTCGTCAGGAGAATTTGTAGACCCCGGTGACCCACGGAAATTCTCAATAAGTGATGCAATTTGTATCCCGGGTCTTTTTTCGTTCGGAAAACCTGGTAAAGTGGGAACAGGAAATGAGTTTGAACTCCTCTACAAAGGGGCTTCAATCAAGATAGATGTGAATGGTAATATCAAGTTCAATGGAGACTCGAAGACTTTTGTTACACATGCTGAATTGAATACTGCACTACAGTCGTTTATTACAGCACTAAACTTACATGTTCATTCAGGAGTAACAACTGGTCCAGGGGCTTCCGGCACTCCGGGAACACCGATGTCACTTGATATTACGTCAGCGAAGACAACGACCATAAAGACAGGTGGGTAGAATGAAAGATTTCTGCTTGAATGATACAGATAAAAATCTTGTGCTTACAAACTTCGATTTCTGTTTTGCTACAGAACTAGAAGACTATGTCTCTCAGAAATTGCGTATCACATTATCAATCATGAAAGGGGAATACTACCTTGACACAGATCTTGGTATTCCTTTCATTGAAAATGTTTTCGTTAAAGATCCAAACCTAGATTTCATTTCTGACCTTTACAAGAAGACGATTCTCAGTGTAGAACAGGTGAAAGAAATCACAACGTTCGAGCTTCGATACGATAAACCTACACGAAGATTGACGGCAAACTTCACAGTAAAAGTTGCAGATACTACTGTAACCGTTACTGTATAGGAGATAAGAAATGGCGTACGGCGTAACTATTGCAGGGTTTGTTTCAAAAGACCTCCAGACTATTATAAGTGAAATCCAGACCGATTTCCAGACTGCGTTTGGTCAGGATATTGATGTCAGTATTGAATCTGTTTCCGGTCAGCTCATCCGCGCGATTGCCAAACGAGAAGCAGATCTGTGGGACTTGGCACAAGCTGTTTACTCGGGATTCAATCCTGATTCAGCTTCGGGAAATGCACTCGATGGTGTTTGTGCGAATGTAGGAATTTATCGCTTACCTGCTGTTCCTACAACTGTTCCTGTTATTCTCTACGGCACGGTAGGTACTGTAATCCTTGCTGGACATCTTGTTTCACAATCACAGACGCAGAAGCAGTTTGTTATCACTGAATCTGTTACAATCGACGGGTCAAATGTAGGAGACGCGCAAGTAAGCGTTGAAGCTCATAACGCAACAACTTATACCATTACTGTCAATGGTGTAGATTATACATATCTTTCTGATGGAACAGCCACTGTAAATGAAATCGTAGCTGGTTTGTTATCTGCCCTTTCAACAGCGACCGAAGTAGCTACTACAAATAATGGTGACGGTACTTTCCGTATATACGCGAGTGATGGAACTACCTTCTTTACACTTGCTGTTGGAACGTATCTGACAATCAGTTCCCAAGGAGCAATCGGTGATTACGAAGCGGTAATTGCTGAAGCCCTTTCAGTGCCGAGTGCTACAATCGTTACGATTGTTACTCCGATTTCTGGTCTCAGTTCGATTTCAAACATTACAACAGGCACAGTTGGACGAACTCTTGAAACTGATGAAGATCTTCGTGTTCGTCGAAGAACAAGTCTTCAAGGAAGAGGCAAGGCTACTGAAGAAGCCCTACGCGCGGGTGTCTTACAAAATGTTCCTAATGTAGATTCTTGTTTCGTCGTTAGTAACCGAACCGATGCAACTGATGGTGATGGCCGATCGCCGCATTCATTTGAAGTCGTTGTCGTTGGGGGAGATGAACAAGAAATTGCGGATATCATTTGGCAATACATGCCCGCAGGTATTCAACCTGTCGGAGACATCACAAAGACAGTAACTGATTCAACTGGTGCTTCACAGACAGTAAAGTTCTCAAGACCCACATCTATCTACGTTTGGGTAGATATTGAACAGAATCTTTACAGCGAAGAAGCATTCCCGATAAACGGTGCAACACTTGAAAAAGATGCAATTATTGCGTGGGCCCTTGAAAATCTCACTGTTGGCACCGACGTTATTCGACAGAGATTGAATATTCCTATCTACGAAATTCCAGGAATTGGAAACGTAACAATTCTTCTTGGGACGAGCGTAGATCCGCTAACTCCCCCGGTATCGTATGGGGCTGTTGATATTACAATTGGTTCTACAGAAATTGCAAATCTTGACCAGTCACGAATTGCTGTTGCAATCGTATAAGGAAGTTGTATGGTACAGATTCCTGATTTTAGCATCTACAACAAACCGCCATATCTGCTTGCACAGTTTGAAGGTACAAATCTAGTAGATATTCTCGAAGCGGGAGATATTCAGTTCAATGCGCTTGAGGCCGCATTCTGGACACTTCGGAATGATATGTACTTACAAACAGCAATGGGTATACAACTTGATGTCTTGGGTACAATTCTTGGGCTTGCTAGAAACGGAAAAGACGATATTTCATATCGAACACTGCTTCAGGTTAAAGCCCTGATAAATACTTCTGCAGGAACACCTGAAACTGTAATTGAAGTGATTCGAAAAATATACAATTCTACTATAATTGAATATGAACATATCTACCCAGCGAAGGTACAAATCTACGCTGATGGTGATATATCAGTTGTTTCCTTCTTTGATTTTGTTCTTGATACAGGAGACTTTCTCGTCCTTGATGACGGGAGTTTTCTTGATGGTGGAATTCTTGATAATTCAGTTTTTGATATGGTCAAGAGTGTTCTGCCTGCGGGAGTTGATGTCTATTTACTTTCAGAACTTGCACTCGATGACGAATCAATTCTCGTAGCCGATGATGGTGAACATTTCGTAGTTACAGCATAAAACATGAAAGGAGAATAATATGAGTACCAAAACTTTAAGCGATCTTACAGCGGCAGTAACCCCGGCAAGTGCCGATATTCTGCACATTCGGCAGACTTTGACAGATAAGAGTATTACACTAAATCTTATCGCGCAGTATGTTTTGCAATCGTCTGCTTTTGCTGATACAAAACAGACTGTAAACACCTCTTCTGACCTTTCTGCTCTGACAGTGAATTCGCAGATAGTTGTGGATGTGTCTGGGGGAAATATCATCCTTGGTCTCCAGAATGGAGCGACGATTGCAGGTATCGTTGTTTTGGTAACTGCTAAAGGAGCCACGAATACAGCGTTTATCAAGTTCGCAACGGCTACGTATCACTTGCCTCTGAAAGGTGGAAATACCCTTGGCCTTATGTGGAATGGAACAACTTGGATTGTTCTTTTTTGCAATGTGTCCCCTATTTCATATTCGCTCGCATCGGCAAACCAGGTAATTACTCTTCCTGATACGGCGGTCGATGGATCAGAGATGATCATTGCTTGGACTGATGGAGCGGCGGGAACATACAACTTGACCCTCTCCTCTGGCTATACGGTTGGGGGTGTGGCAGTTGCAAGCTTCTTTGAAACTGGGGCAGGTTCTGTTCATCTTCGATTAAATCGAGTAACTAGTGATTGGGAAATTATTAATCGAAAGTCTTTTCCCGCAATTAAAATTATTTCTTCCGCCGATTACGCAATTCTTGACTATGATGGGTACCAACAGATCCAAGTCACTACGGCGGCCGCTGATAGGACTATTACCCTTCCTACGTTAGCTGATAACCAAGGTCGAGTACTTACCATCAAGAAAATTGATACCGGAGCTGGAAAAGTTATTATTGATGGGGAAAGTTCTGAAACTCTTGATGGTGAAACTTCAATATCGCTCTATTCTAAACTTGATGCAATTACGTTTATAGCCTCCTCAGACGAGTGGAAGGTATTATCATTACGGCGAAGATATGATGGTCTTAATTATCAGTACATCGCAGGGAATACCTACAACGGAGTGGCTTTAAACGTCACCGCAATCAACGGCACGCTTGTCAGAGGAATATTTATTCCCTATTTAATGCTTGATGGTACCTGGAGATTGAAGTTTAATTTTCACATGACGTTCTCACCCGCCACTGGTAGTGGAACGATATTTACCATAGCAGGCGTTGTGTTTAAAAACACATCAAATTATTATCAGGCTTGTTCGTGTGAAACCGCCTCCAATACGCAAAACTCTGGATTTTGTACTCCCAACACGGGAGAGTTAAGTGGTCAAACGAGCGGCGCAGGTTCAGCGGCTATGGGTCTGTCTGGCGACCTCGAACTTGAAAGCAAGCCTACATGGCTGGATTAGTATTTGTGAAATAATATAAGGGGTAATATATGGATTTACTAACTGCCGGTCTCAATCTGAGTGTGATTGTAGCAATCATTGCTATTACCCAGGTTATCAAAACAATTGATATGAAGAATGTCTTGAAGCAGTGGTACGTGTTGATTCCTTTGGTTCTCGGAATCATTGCGGCAATCTTCATGACCACGCCGTGGGTATGGAAGACCTTTGGTCTCAATGCGATAATCTACGCCGGAGTTTCTTCCTATCTGTATCAAGCGGGAACGAAACTACTGATTGGAGGTCAAGATACAACGCCTCCGACAGCCCCTACCGGAAGTGCAAAGTGAAGATACAAACAGCACTAATATTTCTCACGATTCTGCTCGTAGTAGGATTCCTCTGTGGGTTCATTGTCCGAGGGGTGATTGAGCATCTTGTTATTCCTGGTGCACAAACAAACTCAGTTGCAGGAAATACAGTTCTTGAAATTACGAACTTCACTCAAATGACAAACACCATGACGAACTTGGTTTCTGTCTGGGACGGCTATTACGCCCTTGCAACTTCTCCGTTCGTATTCATACAGAACAATGAACAAATATCAGCGACAATCGCACTGAATACGAAGTGGCAACGTAGAGGCGAAACAACGATTAAACAATGGCAGAAAAGCGAAGGTTTTATAGTAGGCGGAGGATGGGATGTGGTTCGAACAGCTCCTGGAATTCTTGCAGGTTATCAGTGGCAAAATCTCGGAGTTCTTGCACAAGTTACTGTCGCGACCAACTTCGGAGCATTCGTCGGCGGGTTCTGGCGCGTTGACATCAAGTGAGGTAGTTTCTATGGACAAAGGTCTGATAACGTATCAGAAAGTCAAGAGCATCGTACAGAGTAAGAACTACCGTTTCTACACTGACCCGTTTGATATGAACATTGTAGGAATTCGTACCAATGACAATACACCAAACGTGTTCAACGACTTTATCTGTTTTGCGTATATGGACGACCAAGCAAAACCGCAGATAAAAGTCTACGAAGCAACGACAGACCCTGGTACATATTGGCTTCTAAATCCGATGAGTGTTAAAGGTACGGCGATTGTCAAACCCGGTCAGTATAGGAACATGTGGAAGATAGGGCTTCATTCAGGATACAGGGCTCTTATTCAATATGGTATTTGTACTGTTTACCGAGACAACGATAAGAATGGTACGATTGATGTTGTACCGACGAGTCTTGATATAGGTGTATTCGCAATCAACTATCATCACGCGGCTTGGATTTCACAGACCGTTGATAAGTGGTCTGCTGGTTGTCAAGTTGATAAGAAAGAAGAGGATTTTAACGAATCGATGAAGCTTGTTGATAAACAAATTGCGGCGGGGTTAGGAGATATCTTCACTTACACTCTACTCGAAGAAAACGATTTCGCGTAAATCCGCCGCTGTTTCACATACAGGTTACGCCCGATGGCAGAAATGTCACCGGGCGTTTCCGTGTTACGAAACTAGCAACGTTTCATCTAGTTTCTCCTTTGCACGTTTTGCTCTTCGTGCGTCAGCTTCTTCTTTCTGTTTAGCCCGGCGAAGCATTTCCTGTTCTACTTCCTTCTGAATCTTGATGCGGTCTTTTTTACTGATGTGGGTTACTGGGCCCATCTTTTTGCTGAAGTACTGCTCCCCTTCACGGCCGATGATTTTCTTTTTCTTGTTGTGATGCCGTTTTTTCTTTTCGTCCTTCTCCTTCTTCATTTCGGGTATCATAACTCCTCCTTAGATTAGTTGTAGCCACTGTTTATTTGCTTCAAGTGTTTGCTGAAACGTAGGTTTGTGAATGTACCGAGTAATATCGTACCCGTAGTGTAACGACAATTGAAGTAGTATGAATTCCGTGATTGGTTTCCCCGACAGAAGAATATACATATCTCCAAATGTGTTAAGTGGAATCTGAACTATTCCACTTGAAAGTACCCTGTCTATTTTCTCAACTGTCTGACGAACAGCTCGAGCGAAATCACTTTCCGTAGTTTGCTTCTGCATCGTGAAACTCCTCTAAAAATGAAACTCCATCTTTCTGTTTGATTGTTAGCACTCGGTCAGCAATATCAAGAAGTTCCTGCTCATGAGTTACGCTAATAATCTGTAAACCAAGTTTTTGGCTCAGTTCTTTTAGGATATTGAATGCGAGTACTTTTCGTTCTTTATCAAGAAACTTGAATGGCTCATCAAGTATAATAACAGGGGCTGTCTTTGATAAACTCCAAGCTGAGAACCGAAGGGCGAAGGATGTTAAGTCTACGAGTCCCCCGCCGTTGTCTGTCATCGGGTCAACTTCGAATCCATCTTTCAGTAAGAAGATACGAGCTTCCGTACGACCACGTTTCAATTCAAACTCAACTCGAAATGTGTACTCATCAGGGAAGCAAGCATCTATTGCAAGCTGAACGACATCTTCAAGCTGATAACGCAACTGCATCTGCGTGTCGCGAGCAATTCTTTGAAGCAGTGCAATTGATTTATCAACACTCCCCTGATACTGTAACAAATCCTGTTCATACTCTTCTAAAGAGGATAATCGGGCTTTCTCTGCTGATAAGACTGCATCTGCACCGGTAATTTTGCTTTGTAGTATTGATAATGTAGTTTCCATCTGTGTATTATCTCCTCTTATGATATGGTCGACTGTTCGTTGCCCACTCTTCAAGAATAACTGAATTGACTTTGTGCATCGTTGCCATTTCTATTCGAGTATAACTAATAAGGTCTGCATACGTGCCAATCAACTGCGTCTGAACGATGATAAATATGCCCATTCCTGCAAACAACGAAAGAAGCAGTCCTAGAATAAATCCTTGTCGAAATCCTTTGTTGAGCATCCGTTTAGTATGCTTTTCGTGTTTCCGTTGAGAACAAGGGTGTGGAGTATTTGGACGCATGAACTTATCTCCACACTCAGGGCAGAACCACGTTCGAGGCACTTTTGTTTTCCCAACAAACAAGTGCATTCAATCACCTCTTACGCTTGGACAAGAGCTTCTAGTTCACGAAGCCCTGTTTCAAACTTCTCCTCAAGTTTCCTGAGACTGTCTTTCGACTGTGCTACTTTCTCTTCAAGTTCAGCTACAGTTTTGCATCCGAACTCATCCGCCATTCGCTTGGTGAGATTATCAAGAGAGCCCTGTAGGCGGTCGCGTTTGGATTTCATCGCGTCGATTTCTTTCTTGATTGATTCAAACTTTTCAACTGTCATAATGAAACTCCTGCTTTATCAAAGAGTGTCGTAATTGTGTCGACGACATCTTTATCAATCTTCTCTGTTTTCAATACATGTCTAACATTCTCGATGAAGGAAAAAGAAACACCTTCTGTTGAACGAACCTTTTCAATAAATGCTCCGATTCGTGATTCGCGTTCTTCTGCTGACCGCAGATAGTAGTCGGTAACAATTTCTGTATCAGGAACAGGAATCGTTTCGTATATCTGTGCTGTTTCTGTATCTACGTAAAAGACACTTGGTTCGTAATCCATAAGGTCTGCTGTCTGACGAAGAATACATCCTGGGTTGATTACAAGTCTTGCGTCTTCATCATATACAAACGATTGATGATTATCACCAGTGAAGATGAAACGTGTATCTGGAAACTTATTGAGGAGTTCTTGGGCTGTCGTTCCACCAGCGAGCCCCTGTGCCTTCTTGTTCTTGAAGGTTAATGTATGCAAGAAAAGCATTTCTTTCTTCGGGTTGCTCACAAGGTGCGCACCAAAATGACTTGCTCCATAGCGTTCGTCAGATACTAAATTTCTATACTTTGAAGGATTCATGTAGAACAAGGGGTAGATGGATGCACGAGGAAGTAAAGAAATTGAATGATACGGCAAATCATGATTCCCTGCGATGAAGTAAAACTTACCGTTAAGTTTATCAATCTCAGCAGTAAAGAGATTCCATATCTGTGTACTCACAGACGGTGTATCAAAGATATCACCAAGATGGAAGATATCTGCGTTATACTCATTTGCTTTCTTTACAATGAACTGAACTGCTCTTCTCTGCGTTTCAATCCAATCAGCATCAGTTCGGCATCTAGGTCTATCGTATCGCAGGTGCCAGTCTGCCGTGGCAAGAAATCTCATACTGACTCCTTTGGTAAAGGTTGTCCGCATTCAGGGCACACTTCCGGCAAAAGCACAACGAGTTTACTGAGCATTGTCGTAGCTTGCTCAAGATTCTCTACTGTCTGCTGATATTCCTGAATGATTTTCAATGCTTTCGTTGCAGGACCAATTAGTAAACTGTACGTATTAACAACACTTTCGAGGGCGTCTACTTTAGAACAAGCGGGTAGAATTCCTGATAATGTGTGAAGTTCCTTTTCTTCAACATGGCACTGTGAAAGAACAAAGAACATTCTGTTATGTTCAGCGCCATTCTCTTCCATTTTAGCAAGAAGTGTATCAAGTGATTGCCATTTGATTATAAGCAATTCGACATCAGGCATTGTCGCAAGTTCATCACGCGCCTTCAATACTTCAAGTAGTAAGTGCTCTTGTGCTTCTACAGCAACTTTTGTTTCAGTACGACGTGTGTCAATTCGACGAAGTTTCTCTGCTTGCTGTTTTGCATTTTCAATCCAATCATAAGTCTGTATCTTAACCTTTACATCTTGAATCTGCGATTGAAACGTAAGAAGAGTTTGTTTCGTTTCTCTCTTTACTGAATCGGCAGTTGAAAGTACTTTGTCGATATCGTCGAGTTTGATTATCTTGTTGAAGAATCTTGCGACTTCCCCTGACGATTGTGAGAGGAGGAAGGGGGCATCAAGCTGTCTCTGCACGTTGACATCAGTCATATTCATAACATCAAGTACTTCTTGGGGAACATCACGACCGACAGCATCTAGTCTGACATTGTCGATAAAATATGTATTGGTGCTTTTGTTACGCAACCGCACTATCTTTTTTCCGTTAAGAAGTAATGTTACACTTGTGTCTGAAAGCAATCCGTCATCGCTTCTGTTCCAGTGAGAAACGAAACCTTCTCCAGAGGGACGATTTTCAAGAACCCAGTAGATTGCTCGGAGTACTGCACTTTTCCCTGAATCTGATATTCCTACAAGTGCGTTTACCCCTGGGTGAAAGGCTATTGTAGTATCTTTGTGCGACTGAAAATTTTTAATCGTTAGTTGTTCAAGCATTCACTACTCCTCAAGTTCAAGAGGAAGATATGCGACGACATTTGTAAGAAGTGTTCCACTCGCATCACGCCATTCTTGAGTTGCTGGCTGATAGTATCCAATCGCATACGC